TTTTTATAAAAATGGTGCATCACAAGGAACTGCATATACTGGATTAACAAATATTCTTTTTTTACCAATATTAGTTTTGTATTCTCAACAATCATCTTTCCCTATGCAAATTAATTTTGGTTCACCACCATACTCAGCTAATTCATATACTGATGGTGCTGGATTTGGTAACTTTTCATACGCAGTACCAAGTGGATATTACTCTTTGAATACTAAAAACTTAGCAACATTCGGATAACAGATGCCATACTCAAATATAGATAAACCTAGTTCATATTTTACACCAAAAACATACGCTGGTACTGGTGCTACTCAATCTATTACTGGTCTAGGTTTCCAACCTGATTGGGTTTGGTTTAAAGACAGAACAAATGCCTATGGACATGATTTGTATGATTCTGCTAGAGGTGCAACTTACAGATTTCAAAGTAATGATACTGGCGAAGAATCTCTTACAGCAACTGGATTAACTTCATTTGATAGTGATGGATTTAGTATGGGTGGTTTTGCTGGTCAAAATTCTAGTGGTGCAAATTATATTAGTTGGTGTTGGAAAGCAAACGGAACTGGTGTATCAAACACTTCTGGTTCTATAACAAGCACAGTATCGGCTAATACAACAAGTGGATTTAGTATTGTAACTTATACTGGTAATGGAACAAATGGTGCTACCATTGGTCATGGGTTAGGTGTTGCACCAAAAATGGTTATTCCTAAATGTAGAAGTCATGGAAGTACAGACTGGTCATGTTATCATGCAAGTTTGAGTTCTTCTAATAATATATTTCTAAATTTAACTCAAGGACAAAATCCAATTAGTAACAGAAATAACGGTGGAATATCTCCAGTATCAAGTACAACATTTACTGTTGCACAAGGTGATACAACACTAAATAGTGTTAATGCTACTGGAAGAACATATATTGCCTACTGCTTTGCTGAAATAAAAGGATTTAGTAAAATTAGTTCTTATACAGGTAATGGTTCTGCTGATGGAACATTTGTCTATACAGGATTTAAACCTGCGTTTGTTATCATTAAAAGAAGTGATACTTCTGGTTATGGTTGGTATATGTTTGATAACAAACGAAATACTTTTAACCCAGAAGATAAAATTTTAGAAGCTCAATCTACTACTGCTGAATACACAGGAACAGTAATGGATTTTACTTCAAATGGTTTTAAATTAAGAAATTCTGGTTCTGATGTAAACCCATCAGGTGGAACTATAATTTACATGGCATTTGCTGAAAATCCTTTTGTAAGTTCTAAAGGAATACCAACTACTGCAAGATGATCTGGTTTATATTAGGTACAGTTCTTGGATTATATTTAGCAATGGAAGTATGAGATCGCCAAATACATTATAGAATCAATTAAAATACATTTTAACATTAAGTAGTCTTGAAATATGTTGCAACGCAATATATATTACTTCTCTAACTAATGGAGAATAAAATGTTTACATTTAAACTACCGACATACGAAGAACTAAAACAAAACTACGAAGCATATTTAAAAGATGTTCAAAAGTTTTACAAAGACTTCTATTCGGACATACAAAAGACTTTTAACAAATAACTTTATCTAAACTTAATTGTCTGATAAAAGGACTGCACAATATTTAACGTGCATTTATAGATTAGCTGATGGCAGTTGTTGTCTTTTGAATTCTTGTAAGTGTGCTGATAAAGACAATGACAAGAACTACCAACGAAGAACTAATAATATTAAAGGGGCATATCACAGGACTTAAAAACTCAGTTAAAGTTTTATCTTCTTCAGTATCAAAGCTGGAAAGACAAATGACTAATTTGTATTGGGCGATTCTTTGTGGGCTTGGTTCTTTGTCGTTAGTTCTAATCACAATATTTTTGGCTAAGTAAGTATTGCCAAAAAAGGCAAATACAACTAACAGAATAGGTATATGAAAAGATATAAAAGAGTTCTTCTAATTTCTGATTTGCATATACCCTTCCACCACCCAGATAGTTTTGCTTTTTTAAAAGCATTAAAGAAGGAATATAAACCTGATTTTGTTTTAAATGGTGGTGATGAAACCGACTGTTCTGCGTTGTCATTCCATGACAGCAACCCAGATATGGATTCTGCTGGTAAAGAACTTATTGAAGCTAAAAAACATATACACGAATTAGAAAAGATATTTCCTAAAATGATATTGTTACATTCAAATCATTCTAGTTTAATTTATAGACGTGCATTAAAACATGGTATGCCTAAAGCTTACTTAAAATCTTATAATGATTTTCTTGAAGTTGGCAAAGGTTGGGAGTGGGTAGATGATTATAATATTCCTTTATCAGATGGAACAGAAGTATTTTGTACTCATGGAATGACTGCTGATGGTTTAAAATTAGCTATGCAATTTGGCAAACATACTTGTCAATTTCATTTCCATAGTAAATTTACAATAGCTTATTTTAGTAACCCTGATAAATTGATCTGGTCGCTTCAATGTGGTTGTTTGATAAAGCAGTCCCACATGGCATTTGAATACGCAAAGAATTTTAAATCAAGATTTATAGTTGGTACTGCCATGATACTAGATGGACAACCAAAATTATTTCCAATGGTACTTAACAAAGAAGGCAAATGGATAGGCAAGTTAGTTTAAATTTTTCTTTAAGAGAATTAACTTATTCTGATAGTGCGATCAGATTACAGATAGATAATACTCCAACTGATGAAGTTTTAGTTAATTTACAAAACGTATGCCAGTTTATTTTAGAGCCAGTAAGAAACCACTTTGACAAACCAATTACAATTACTTCTGGCTATCGTTCTCCTGAGTTATGCAAAGCCATAGGAAGTTCTGCAACCTCACAACATACCAAAGGTGAAGCAGTAGATTTTGAAATCTTAGGAATACCTAACAAAGAAGTTTCTGAATGGATAGTTAATCACTTAGATTATGACCAATGTATTCTTGAATTTTGGAAACCTGAAGAACCTAATTCAGGTTGGGTGCATTGTTCTTACAAACCTTCAGGTAATCGTAAAATGTATCTTAGAGCATTTAAAGGTAATGGGAGAGTTATTTATGAAGTCATTTAAAAAGCAAGTTGGTGGGAATCACTATAAAACACTTTCAATCCAACCTTCAAAATATATTTACTATAACCAATTTAATTGGTATCAAGGTAATGTTATTAAATATGTAAGTAGATATAATCGTAAGCATAAAACTGCAAAGGGGCAGTTAGTTGATCTTAGGAAAGCCGAACATTATCTTCAACTATTAATTGAAACATTTAATAATAAGAAATAACTCACTTTAAGGCATATTGCCTTTAAAACGAGCATTATCTTAAAAACTTCTATCTTGTTAAAATTTAGGGGTATTTTGAGGGTTTAAATAGGCAAATTTAGAACATTTAGAGAACGATATGTCAAATTACATAGTAACCACAATAGACCCAAATTATGTGTCAGAAACACATGATATTGGTGCATCTTCAGCACAATCATTAGCTATTACAACTGGGTCAGGATTAATTAGAATATCAACAACATCACATTGTCATATTAAATTTGGGGCTAATCCAACTGCGACAGAAGAAGATTTAATGTTACCTGCAAATCATGTAGAAATATTTACTTTTGTGTCTGGTCAAAAAGTAGCTTTTATTCATCATGGTGGGGGTGCTGGTGAGATTAACATTTCAGCAGTAGATTAATATGCTTCCAGCTTTAAGTGCTTTCGCACCACTTCTTACAACAATATTTAAAACAGTTGATAAAGCTATTCCTGATAAAGATTTAGCTGAAAAATTAAAAGCTGAAATGAATATGCAGTTAATGCAATCAGGCACAGAAGAAATGAAAGCATCTGCAAAAATTATTGAAGCAGAAGCAAAAAGCAACTGGTACGTTTCTGGTTGGAGACCAACTCTTATGTACTTACTTATTTTAATTGTAGCTTGGAATTATATTCTTAGTCCAATTTTATTTCTTATAATCAAAGTTAAAACACAAGTAGAACTTCCTTCTGAT